CTATCACAACAGCCGCTGTTATACTAGCACTCAAAGATATTCAAGTGCGTGACTATGCACTAGGAATGTATGACCCAGCAGAAGAGAAGGCTAGACTATGCTTTGAGTTCTTAACAAAGCATGCACCTGCTAAGTATATTGCTGCACCTACTACATTGCTTGCTCTTACATACTATGAGAAGCATCAAGATGGTAAAGCAGATGAAGCATTGAAACCAGCACTAGCACAAGGTTATTCATTGGCAACACTATTAAGCCGAGTATTCCAAACTAACTGGCCTGTTGGTGCATTCAATAGCATGCGCTTGGAACTACACCCAAGAGTAACAGCAGGTATCTTTGGAGAATCAAATGAGTAGAGGAATCACAGTCAAACTACCAACACATAAGGTAGTCACCGCTTTAGAAGCCAAGTTAGTAACAATTAAAAAAGACTATGCTAACCAAGAAACATATGAAGCCAAGTATCAAAAGGCTTATGTTGCATGGCAAAAAGAACTAACAGACTTTGCCATTGCTAATGTTAAAAAGGCTACTAATTTCCGAACAAACTATCGTGCATGGAACAGCACTCTTAACATTGACTATGATGTTATGGTTGATGAAAAAGATTTACCTGTATGTCCTGAACGCAACTTTGAAAATATGTCATCATATACATACAAAGAAACAGTAGAAGAAATTAGTAATGCTTTATCAATTCTGCGTATGACAGATGAACCAACAGTTAATGCTTCAACAATGAAGCAGATAGCAAAGTATCTTTAATAAGGAGGAACAATGACAGCAACCAAAAACAAATCAGCATGGGTACGTGGTGGCACAGCAGTAGAGGCTACCTCTGCTGCTAGTGCAGCCACACAAGCAGGACTTAACTGGACTGTACGCACAGCACCATTGTTAGCAGAAGCAACGCCCCTAACTATGGATACTAATGGTGTAACACCAGCCACATACATAGATATAACCAAGAAGCAGGCTATTATCCGTGAGGATAACAGCACAGTCATTGGTATTGTTGGTAACAAATACAAAATGGTGCAGAACATGGAAGTATTCAATGCATTAGATACACTAGTAGACTCAGGTGATGCTCGATATACAGCAGCAGGTGAGTTCAATGGTGGCTCTAATATCTGGATGCTACTTGAATTACCGCAAGGTATAGAGGTAGCCAATGACCCACACACTGCATTCCTATTAGTTAAGACATCACATGATGGCTCATCATCAGTAGTAATTAAGCCAGTCATTGAGCGTTTGTTCTGTGCTAATCAAGTCAACGGTTTGATTAGTAACACAGGTAGAAAGTACAATGAGTACACCTACCGCATGACACACACAACTAATCAAGAACTATCGGTCAAAGATATACGCAACATTACTAACCTAACATATACTGCTATAGCAGACTATGAATTGGTTGCTAACAACCTATTGCGTAAGCCAATGACACGAGAAGAAACAGTTAACTTCTTTAAAAAAGTATGGCCTCTACCTACTACAATAGAAGACAAGCCATATGACCTGCTCACTAGAGGTGAGCGCAAGCAACAAACTATTGCTAAAGATGCACGTGCTAAGGCATGGTCTATCTACTCAGAGTCAGAGACTCAAGAGAACATCAGAGGCACGGCCTTTGGTGCATGGCATGCAGTAGTAGAACATGCTGACCACTATGCAACAGGTGGCGCGGAGCGGCTTGCCGCGGCCACCTTGAGTGGACGCAATGACAGAGTAAAGACTAAGGCTTTATCTCTGCTAGTATAGGTTTACCTATCGGGGTAAAGCGCATCAGTACTGTATAGTTTTGTTTATTTCCTATACAGTTGCTGCCTTTCACTGGGTGGTCCCGCCAGTGGCGCACACGGGACATAGTATTGGTACGCATACTGCATAAGCAGCAATAGCGCCAATGAAGGTAAGTCTAGATGGTTAACTCCTTCTCTGGAAAAGACTGTATTGTGGGACCTGTCGCGCAGCACAAGCCTTCAACACCTGAGTATGTGTGTAAACTGCTCATCAAACAACGAGAGGAACACATGAACACAATCCAAGTTACAACCACAGATGGTATAGTAAACTATACTGAAGCAGAAGTGCTGCGTTTTATTGAGAAAGCAAAAGGAATAAATGACCTCAATGACTTACTCAACAAGCAATACAACACTATCCGTAGTATTAAAGAAAACGTCCGTGACTTCTTTAGTGAAGTTGAATGGGAAGACGGTGAGCAAACAGTCAGTAAGTCTGACGTCAATGAGTTACTCGAACGCATGGGCTCACACAAACTTACAAGCAAATACCGTGGCACATTTACTATCACAGGTACATTTGGAATAGAAGCAGAAGATGAGAACGAAGCAGAATCTATGTTCTCAGATAATGTTGATGTTAATTTCTATGAAGGCGACATTGATGTTGACCAAATAGAAGTAATGGATGTAGAAGAAGATAACTAATGGCAGAGTATGTACCTTATAAACCATACAAAGGTACGGCTGGATGGTCAGGCACTGATACATCTAAGGCTCGTGCTATAGATAACATTACATCAGGTCGGGAATTAAATCACCAGGTTACAGCGTTAGCATATTTAAAACTAGCAGCAAACAATGGGCTAACCTGGAAAGAGTTAGCCGAGAAAACAGGCTGGCATCACGGTACTACAAGTGGTGTGCTGTCAGTACTGCATCAGTCAGGTGCTATAGTGCGTGCACTTAAAGCACGCAACAGATGCAAGATATATGTGCATCAAGATTTTAAAGACAACCTGATACATGAGGTGTATAAGAAACGAGAAAAACTTTGTCCGCATTGCGGCAATGACATCAATGCATAGTCCGTCACACTATGCTATGATGAGTGGGTTAGGAGTGGTGGGGTTTTGGTTCTCTCCTTGTTCCCACCCTCCTGACCTATTTAACAAGGGAGAGTTATGTCAGAAGTAGAAGTATCAAGAGATAGATACGGCAGACCTATGGTTGTACCACCTAAGGGTGGTAAGGCTGTAGCCTATACACGTACCACTACAGTTGCAGGTTCATTAGATGATGGCACTGCACTAGTAGCGTGGAAGTTACGCATGGCAGCAGCAGGATTAACGCTGCGCCCTGACTTATTGTTAGCAGCATCAGCACATAGAGATAACAAGTTAGAGATGGATAAGTTAGTAGAAGATGCAATGACAGCAGCAGGTGCAACAGCACAGGCTAACATTGGTACTGCTATCCATACACTGACAGAAAAGTATGACCGAGGTGAAGACCTCGGAGTCATACCAGAAGAGTATGTTGCAGACATACAAGCATACGCAGATGCAACTAAGAAGTTTAAGAACGTGTTCATTGAACAGTTCTGCGTGCTAGATAAGTACAAGATTGCAGGTACACCTGACCGTGTAGTTGAATACAACGGCGAGTTGTACATCTCTGACTTAAAGACTGGTAGTATTTCCTACCCAAACAAAATTGCCATGCAGTTAGCAGTGTATGCACACGGCTTGCCGTATGACCCCGCCACGGCAACCCGTGGTTCTTGGGGTGGTGTTAATCAAGAGAAGGGAATCATTGTCCACCTACCAGCAGGTAGTGGTAAATGTGAACTGCATTTTGTTGATATCAAACAAGGTTGGAAAGGTATAGAGTTAGCAATGAAAGTTCGTACCTTCCGAGACACAAAGAAATCCCTAGTAACATCTATTCAAGGAGAATAAATGCCAAGCACCGAAGCACCAATTAGTATCACAGTTAAAACAACAGCAGGTTCTCTTGTTACTGTCCGCGCCGAAAGCGGCGAAGAACTAGACCAAGTAGTAGCACTATCACTAGCATCAGTATCATCTGCAGTTGCAGAACTAGAAGCAGCGGTACGCGGTGGCAACACAGCAGTACCACCTAACCCACAAGTAGCATCAATTGCTACAGCATTTGGTGGCACAGTTGTAGATTCATTTGATGCAGCACCAGCATTCGTTGCACCATCTATGGGTGCAGGTTCACGCAACTGTCCTCACGGTACAATGACACGCATCCATGGACTAACAGGTAAGTTTGGTCCATACAAGGGATACTTCTGCCCTGCTAAGCAAGGCGACCCAAGTAAGTGTACAACTCAGTACATTAAACAGAACCAAGCAGAGTGGAATAGTTTCCAAGCCGACCAAACAAAGGCATAAATGAAAACATTACGCCGTAGTATTGGCAAGCCTGACGTAGGTGGGGAGCCATTAGCCCCACCATTTCAGGCGTTCCAACGTGAAGGCATTATCTTTCGCCGTGCTGAGGTATCAGTAATTGCTGGTACTCCTGGTGCAGGTAAGTCATCTATTGCATTACATATCGCAGCAAGACTAAAACAACCAACCTTATACTTCTCTGCTGATACTAATGCACACACTATGGCTATGCGTTTACTTGCTATGAAAGCAAAGATAAGTCAAGCGCATGCAGAACATATGCTTAAGACAGAGCCAGCCAAAGCAGAAGAACTCTTGCGAGAGTTTGCTAATCTTTACTGGTCTTTTGAACCTAGCCCTACACTTAATGATTTAGATGCAGAAGTATCTGCATTTGAAACTATGTGGGGTAGAAGTCCTACGCTTATCGTAGTAGATAACCTTATGGACATTGCTGTTGATGGTGGCGAAGAGTTTGCTGCCATGCGACAGGTCATGAAAGAACTCAAGTATCTTGCAAGAGATACCAATGCATGTGTACTAGTGTTACACCATACTAAAGAAGGTGCTCAAGGTTTCCCATGTCAGCCACGCTCAGCGTTGCAAGGCATGGTTAGTCAGGTACCTGCTATGGTATTGACGGTAGGACAGATGATGCAAGGACCAGACGCATACCTATGTGTAGCCCCTGTTAAAAATCGTTACGGTAAAGCAGACTTTACTGGTAACACATACGTATCACTATCATTTGACCCAGCATCTATGTACTTAGAAGATGTAGTCAGAGACTACAGACAGGTTGAGATGACAGTATGAGTAACGCAGCCAAAGCCAAAGGCTCAGGGGCAGAACGAGATGTAGTTAAATACCTCAAGCAATGGTTCCCTTATGTAGACAGACGCTTGGCTGGTGCAACATTAGATAAAGGTGACATCTCTGGTATCCCTGGAGTTACTATAGAGATAAAAAACCATGCCAAAATGGACTTGGCAGGGTGGACAGAAGAGTTAATAGTCGAGATGACTAATGACAACGCATGGACAGGCGTGGTGTGGCACAAACGTAAGGGTAGGGGAAGCCCTGAAGATTGGTATTGCACCATGCCTGGCTATGTGTATGTTGATTTATTAAGGAGAGCAATTGGAAAGGGACAAGCCTGACATTGGTGAGTACCTCCACTACATAGGCGCCACCGTGCCTGCTATGGGCAGCGGTTGGCGCAAGATGAAGTGTCCGTTTCATATAGACAGTCATGCATCAGCAGCAGTAAACTTTGATAAGAACGCCTTTATCTGCCACGGTTGTGGAGTTAAAGGCGATACTTATTCCCTCATTATGTACAAAGAAGGTGGTGATTATCGTGAGGCTATCAAATTCGCAGCGTCAGTTCTTGCTTCAGGCAACGCAGAGATACGCAGCCAAGATAAATCTCGCAGAGGATTATCTGGCAAGCCGTCAACTCTCGGTAGAAGAGGCAAACATCTTTCATCTGGGGGTGGTAGACGAACCGCTTCCAGGTCATGAGCCTTACAAGGGTAGGCTTGCTATTCCATACATCACGCCATCAGGCGTAGTTGATATTAGATTTCGTGGTATGCACAATGAGGAACCTAAGTACATGGGACTAGTAGGTGCTAAGACAACTATGTTTAATACGCAAGCATGTTTTGTTGCAGATAAATACATATGCGTCACCGAAGGTGAGTTCGATTGCATCATGATGTCAGTTAAAACTACACACCCAACCATCGGTATACCTGGGGCTAACAACTGGAAGCCACACTATGCTAAGATACTTGATGACTTTGATACTGTAATTGTATTAGCAGATGGTGATGCAGCAGGGCTAGAGTTCGGCAAGAAAATCAGTAGAGAGTTAGGCAATGTTAACATCATCAGCATGCCAGACGGAGAAGATGTCAACAGCATGATGATTAAACAAGGAAGCGAGTGGCTAGATGAGCGAATCAGAGAGTGCGTTACCCCTGGATAATACATTTTGGGAACACATCGAGCATATAGATTTTGCTATTGCTATACCAGTATCTGAAAACAGAATGCTTGACATCATCAGCGCACTGCATGATGTATATGAAACCATATGTGAGGGTGAGTTAGAAGAAGCCAAGATGTGTGTTACCGCATTGGCTGCCATCTTAGTAGCCAGTAAGTATGACAAAGCAGAAGAAGTATGGGAAGAGTTCTCAGTTAGAGAAGCAATGTTCCACTTTGATAACAGCCTTAAGGAAGTGTTAGATGAAAAGCCCTAAGAACGCATCAGAAATTATGGACGAACTGTACTCAGTACTAGTGCGTAAGCATGCTGACTACGGCCCACTCAACATCTCAGGTGCACCTGGTGGTGCTATGAATGGGCTACGCGTACGCATGTACGATAAATTGGCTCGACTTAACAACCTAGTAGATACAGGCGACACGCCCAACTACGAAAGTATTGAAGATACACTGATTGACCTAGCAAACTATGCCATAATCGGGTTACTAGTCCAGCGTGGACAGTGGGAAGGTATCCCGAATGGAGAATAGATGTGAAGAGAGTAGTCGTACTAAGCGATTTACAGATACCATATCAAAATAATAAAGCAGTAGATGCAACTATAGAGTTCATTGCTGATTACAAACCAGACGAACTATGGTGCGTAGGTGATGAGTTAGATGCACCCGAACCATCGCGCTGGAACAAGGGTATGGCAGGAGAATATGCTAATACCCTACAAGATAGTATTAATTTAACGCACGACATTATGGCTCGTTACCGCAAGGCTCTGGGTAACAAGCCATTTTACATTCAACGCAGTAACCATACTGACCGCATAGATACATACATGCGCAAGTATGCGCCAGCCTTTATGTCACTCAAGTCATTAGAGATTGAGGAACTACTAGGCTATGGCAAATTAAAGATTAATTACTTACATAAGATGCATGAGTTGCTACCTGGTTGGGTAATGGCACACGGAGATGAAGGTGCACTCAACCGTGCACCAGGGGCTACCGCATTAAACTTAGCCAAGCGTTTAGGTAAATCCGTAGTGTGTGGACACACACATCGTGTTGGATTACAACATGAGACCACAGGATTTTACGGAAAAACCAGTACTTTATACGGGTTAGAGGTCGGTCACATGATGGACATTAAACAAGCATCTTATCTCACATCAGGTTCTGCTAACTGGCAAACAGGTATGGGCATCCTTGTTGAACACAACCGCAAGGTAACACCGTTTGCAGTGCCTATTGTTAATGGCGAGGTAATCATTCCTTAATGAATTACATTGAAGAGTATAACGAGTTAGTACAACAACTCTCATCTGAGTATGCAAAACGTTACGGCATGTTAGAACGTGACGACATAGGTCAAGAGTTGTGGGTGTGGTTTGTCGGTCACCCCCGTAAGTACAAAGAATGGTCTGCCTTACCACAAAAAGACCGCGACAAATTAATTGCTAAGTCGCTGCGTAATGCAGCAATTACATATTGTGAAAAAGAAAAGGCTAAGAAAGTTGGGTACGATATGTCCGACTTGTACTACTATGACGTGTCAGTTGTAGAAGCATTCTTGCCTTCAATCATTGGGGAAACATATGAAATCCCTACTAAGATTCAAGACCTTAACTCTAAATTTGGCGGAGGTGCATTATCAGATGGAAATAACTGGTTGTCACTGCGCTCAGACATTGCATCTGGGTTTTATAGATTAACAGATGCTAAGCAAAATACACTCAGGCTACGCTTTAGCGTAGACTCACCCGACTGGGCAGTACTATCTAAAGACATGGATAGCACACCAGACGGAGCACGCATGAAGGTGCAGCGTGCGCTCAACTCATTAGTCAAACACCTAGGAGGGTGGAAGCCATATCATGAGCAAGACAACCAAGAAGACGCCGCTGTATCAGATGCAACAGATGTCGAACAAACAGAAGACACAGATGAATAATCAAATAATGTTATGTTGGTGTGACGGTGGCTCAACAGATGGCAAGTTCACCGAAGGTGTTGTGTATGCAGCACTGACCTCATCAATACCTATCAAGTCAGCCATGCGTGTGCAAGGCAATCAGATTGGAAGGCAACGCCAAGAAGCGTTGAACTTCTGGTATGACAAGACAGACTTTGATTGGATTCTTTGGGTAGATAGTGACATAGTATTAACAGAAACAGCACTTAAATTAGTATGGGATGCAGCAGACCCAATACAAAGACCAGTAATTACTGGTACATACTTCATCTCTAAAGAGAATGAGGCTTCTGTTATGGCACCGTATCCTGCTGTATTTAACTGGGTAGAGGGTGATGACTACAAGATTGCATACGTTCATCCACTTCCTAAAGATGCACTCATCAAAGTTGGTTCAGCAGGATTTGGATTTGTACTTATGCACCGCAACGCAGTTACAGCAATGCGTAAGGTGCATGGGTCAAAGCCATACTTTAATGAAACAGGAGTAGGAGAAGAGTTTGTATCAGAAGATATTAACTTCTTCCGTATGATGCACCAAGCAAAAGTTCCTTTGTACACACACACTGGTGCATTAGTTAAGCATATGAAACGCTTTGCTCTTGACGTTGAATACTATAAAATGTTTTGGAATAGTAAAAATGATTGACGACCTTAGAGGTGAACCTACCTTTGCTTGCATTTGTGGATGCAAGATGTTTAAGGTTACTGTTATATGGGATGAAGATACCAGAGCAGTAGGTTGGTATGATTTATCACAAGAATGTATAGAATGTGGGACAATTACTACTGCACCCACTGAGATAGATGGAGATGATTGTGCCTAACTACGATTATAAATGTGACCTTTGTAATATGACTCAAGAAGTATACCGTGAGTTTGGAGATGACCGTGAACCAGTATGTTGCCAAATGATAATGACTAAGATATGGTCATCACCGCCAGTCAAGTTTAAAGGCTCAGGTTTCTACTCAACAGGAGGATAATGTACGCATTCAGAGAAGAGGCTAACTGTGCAGATACTGACCCAGATGCTTTCTTTGCAACAGAAGGAACAAGTGCTTACCCTAGTTTAAAATTAATACAAAGAATATGTAGTGGTTGTACCGTAGCAGACCAGTGCTTGGACTATGCCCTCAAACATGAGGTACTAGGATATTGGGGTAATACCACGGAGTTCCAACGCAGAGTATTACGCAAAAAACTTAATATAATTCCACGCCAGTTATACTTAGACTATAATTAAAACAAAAAAAGACCCCCGCCAGGTAGGTTAATGTACCTGAGCGGGGGCTTCTTGTCTCTACGGGGCTGGTAAGCCCCTTAAAAGGGTATTACTTCTTAACTACACCAAATTCTTTTGCTGATGGGTCAAGGGCTTTAAGCGCTGGACCAACTAATCCTGCAACAAAGGCTGATGCCAGTGTCTTAGGGTCATGTACGCCAGTCATGTACAAACCTGCTGCTACTGCTGCTGCAGAACGTAGGTAAGTTAAAGCAATCTGCTTAATCTTTTCTTTATTCATGAGGACTCCTAATCCTTAAACTTTGGGGAACCAAAGCCAACAATAAATGTTGGAAGTTTTTTCTTATTGTCTTTGCGGTAAGCACGAACTTTCTGCACTACCTCTCCACCATTACGTTCTGATGAAGATTTCTTTTTATCACCTGATGTATTGCCCTCAATGGTAGTTACTGTTCCGTCTTCATTATCTTTAACAACAATGCCAACATGGTCAATAGGGTTACCACCTTCTGCAAAATCAAAGAAGACCAAGTCTCCTGGCTTAGGCTTTGCTGTTTCAGCATTAGCCCATGCGCCAGTTCCCTTGAACTTCTCTGCTCCTATGGTTGTAGATACAACATTAGGAATCTTTAGGTTTACTTGTGCTGCCACCCACATGCAAAAACTTCCGCACCATGGTTGGAAATTAGCCTTAGTAAAGGCTCCGTACTTAGTTTCATTATCTTTAGGACCTTCAACTGTTCCTATTTCTGCACGTGCAGCCATAAGAAATTGATTACGTTGGCTCATCATTATTCCTTTGAGTTACGTAATGGATAAGTAATTGCCCATGCAACCAATGTTCCCATGATTGCATATCCAACTACAGTCTTTGCTGAACCATCAAGAACAACCCATGCAATAAACATGCCGAGTACTGTCCATAGTTGGTCAATCATATCTTTCATTATTTTCATCATGGTTTTCTCCTATAGGCTGCTACTCCTGCCATGCCTGCTGCGTTAACCGCAGCCTGCCCAGCAATAACTGATGCGATAATAATTTTTTCTGATTCTTTTCTTTCTTCAACTGACATGTCAGCACCAATGCTTGCAAATGCAAGCAAGGCTTGACTTGGGTCATTAAAAATTGCGCTGAGTAATTCAGCAGGATTCTCAAGTACAACAAGGGCTGCTGCTACTTCTGCAGTAATAACAACCTCATTACCATTTTCATCCTCGCGTACTTCAACTGGTGTAGCAGGAGGTAAGTCTTTGTATTCAAGACCTGCTGATTCAATTGCTTGTGCTGTTACGGGCGCACCTTGCGCCGCTTTTATAAGCGTTTCTGCTACTGCTGCTCGTTCTTCTGGTGTAGAATTAACTGTAGCCACAACAGGTGGTACAACATCTGGTACAACAGGAGGCTTAGGTGCAGGTTCAGGAGCAAGTTCAGGAGTTGGAGGAACAGGAGTTACCTCTGGCTCAGGAGCAGTTGGTTCCTCAGGAAGTGGAGGAAGTGGTCCCAATACAGGAGGGTCCTCCTCAACAGGAGCAGGCTCTGGCGCAGGGGCAGGAGGTTCTTCTGCAACTGGCACAGGTTCAGGAGCAGGTTCTGGTGCTAGAGGCACAGGTACGGGCTCTGGCTGGGGTAATGGCTCAGGCAAAGGCACAGGTTCTGGACTTGGCACTTGGGGTGGAATTACAACAGGTGGTTCTGGAACAGGGTCAGGCTGTAATGGTTCAGGCAAAAGATTTGTTGGCGGACACATTTCAGGACAACGGTCTACAATTAATATTGGTTCAACAGGAAGAGGTGTAGGCTGTGGCTCTGGGGTTGGGAGTGGCGCTGGCGGTACTGGCGCTGGCGTATTGGTATCTACAGAGGATGGAGTAGGTAATGGTTCAGGCAACACAGGGGTATTGGTTGGCAAAGGTTCAGGCATTGGAGTCACAGTTGGCACTGGAGAAGGCTCGACAGTTGGTGTTACAGTCGGAGTTGGACTCGGCTCAGATACGGGTACAGGACTCAGAGTTGGAGTTGGTTCAACTGAAGGAACGGGTGAAGGTTCTGGAGTTGGCACAGCAATAGGTCCAATACCATTGTAATACCTACCTTTACCTGTGTAGTTATCACTTATATAAGTAGTCCATTCACCACCAAAACCACCTTCGCAATATAATTTTGGGATAGAACCTTTACCATCAAAGTAAGTGTTGTCAGCATCCCAACCTGTAAGCGCACTATGTGTTTCACCAGCAGGATTAGCACAAATAATTGTTACATCTCTAGCCATTAATTCTGGTGGAGTTGCTTGCGCAAATGGTAAACAAAATATAGAAGTTCCTAATACTAGGAACCATACTGCAAGTAAACGGGGAAGTTTCACTTGTACCTTTCGAGGTTAGTTAGTCATCATCTTCATCGTCTTCCCAATCATTTGGGTTGACATTGGGTGTTACTGGGTCCCATTGTGGTTCAGGAATTATAGTTGTATACCCCATTATTGTTCTGCCTTAGCCTTTAATACTTCTACATCTACACGAATACATTGCTGGTTTTCTAATAGTTCTTCTACTTTATTAATAAGACCAGTCTTGCCATCATTATATAATGCGTACTCAATACGATTAAGTTTATCTTTTAATTCTTCAGTATGTTCTTTAATGGTATGTCTAGCAACAATGGCTACACCCGCAAAGACGGCAATACCTACAAAAAAATATGAGTATACAATTGTGGCTACATCTACATTCATGTTATACCGTTCTAATGGTTAGAGAGATAACGCCACCAAAACCAGTTAATCTCTTGTCGGGAGGAGTAATGTCCGTAAACAATACTTCTTCAATGAGGCACTGTTGAATTTCACCAGTACGAAAGTCTTGCCAAGATACTACGTCACCAGTTGCTTCTGCTGATTCTAAAGCAAGAAGGCGGTCTTTAGCCCGTCCTTCATAGCCAATAGTTGCATTGTACTTGTCTGTTTCTGTGTCATAGTTTAACAAAGGTATCTTGATAATACGTTGACGTGGTGATGCTGGTACTGCTTTAAGTTGATAGCCTTTAAATACAGGACCTACAGTTGAATCATCTGCGTCTCTGTATAAAACAAAACGCAACGCTAATGAATCTTGTGCACCAAACGGTTGAGTGATTGTAGATTCAGGATTGCCAATAACAGAATCATATGAGTTAACATCATAAACGTTGTTTAAATTATCTTTAGTTTGTAGGCTCATAGAGCCATAAGTAAAATCACCTTGCGCATGAAGGCGCTTAAAGTTTTTAAGTTCTAATGTGTTGTATCTGATAAACCCTGTTTCTAGATACCCACTAGGATTTAATACAGTTGTAGATTGAATAGCAATACCATTGCTGCTTGATGTAGTAAAAGCAATTTGATTTGTATTACCAACAAAATCTACACTTGTTGCATAACCAATTACATCTGGTAAATAAGTATCATGTGCCCATGCAAATCTAAGCGTGTCAATTTCAGTACTTAAGTCAATACGATACAACCCAGCAAAACCATTTACAGAACCAGTAACCCAAACAAATGTATCTCTAAAAGCAAAATCTAATACAGGATTATCTGTTTGAATAATAAGTGGACCATAAGTTATTGAACCATCTGTTGGTTGAATAGATGCAATACGTACACCTTTGTTAGTTCCAATTGCTAGGTATCCAAGATAAGATTCAATCTTATAAACTATTTCACCAATAGGTAATTGTGCTGCAACTATACCAGATGACAGCACAGGCATAGCACCAGTAGTATCTAATGTAAACTTATAGATAGCAGAGTTACCGCCAAGGTAACCAGCAACATAGATAGCAGAACCAGATTCAGATATAGATGTCCAATTCCAATCAGAGTTTGGATGTGTATATGCTGCAGTAGGTAGTGTATGGCTTGAGCCTCTGGCTCCAGTTAATTCATAAACAGCAGCACCAATGCATGCTACAAGTCTTTGTTTTGCCCAACCAAGAACAATCTTTTCGCTGCCAGTATTGTAATACTGTGTATATCCAGCAGCAGGTGTAGCAATTTCACCTGTATAAATATGGTCATTGTCAGCAACAAACAAGTGTGCGCCATCAGTTGCAATAGCAAGTGTGGCTGTATCTAACCCTGCGGTTACTACGCTTGTATATGTAGTCGAAGCACCAGCAGCAGTGTAACTTTTAATAGTTGTATTTGCTGGTGTCCATCCAATTATTTTGTCAGTTGAGCCATCAACAACAGAAATTGTTTTATACACACCAGTAGTAACACCAGATAAGTTAGCAGTTTCTTTTAACAAACTAACTTGTCCTGGTGTCCATATATCTACACCAACCGAGTTAGCAATACGGTATGAGTTAGATGCAATTGTAGTTGAGTAAGGATTAGCCAGTGGGTCATAGAAATTAATACCAGCACCTGTATGAAATGATGACTGGCTACGTAACCACCAACCAGTGAGCGACTGCTCACCTGGGTCGCGTTGTGAATCAAACTGTTGTTTTCTAAACGGTGCAGTGGCGCGCTCATAAGGGCGTGTGTCACTAATAGCAGTAAGAAATGGAATACCAGCAATAGCACAATCAAATGAATTGCCTGTGTTTTGCCAGATGGTTCCTGTTCCTATACCAAGGTCAACTGCAATAGCACGAGTATTTCGACCTTCGGTTATATCTCTTCCAGCCATGGCTGCTCCTTACATAGGTAATAAATCTGCTTCATCTATAACATCATCTATTGTGCGAGTAGGTTGATGAGAACAATTACCGCATTGATAACACATAATTACTCCAATAAAATTAATTGAGCAGTTTAAACCCATGCTCAGGGGTTATTTTTATTCTTCTGAATACTCTACTGTTACACGCTCTGGTTCTAATGACAAAACAGTATGTCCTGTTTCTTCATAAGTTCCAACATTGCATTTTAAACAAGTACTAAAAAAAATATTTGGCTCATCATTGCCGCGTTGTTCGACGTAATCGTGTGAACACGCATTGCATTTGTATTCATATTTAATAGTCATTTATTTCTCCTGAATTTTAATAATAAAGAATAATGCAGCCATTGCCGCCTGTGCCACCAGTACCACTAGTTGAAGCACCACCGCCACCACCGCCGCCAGAACCACCAGCGCCACCATTTATTGCACCACCAGCAGAACCGTTTGCTAATGTTCCTGCACCGCCGCCTCCAGCAGCACCACTAGCAGTGCCACCAGTATAACTTGTAGTATTTCCACCAGCACCACCTGCACCAGTTACTGATGAACCTCCACCACCACCAGTCCAAGTTCCATAACCACCAGCACCGCCATTAGTAGTTGTTCCAGATGTAGCGCCACCGCCGCCACCAGACATACCAACACCACCAGCAAACGCACTAAGTGAAGTACTTCCACCACCACCGCCGCCGCTATAACCATTACCACCAGCAGCAGTAGTTGTACCTGCTGCTCCACCTGTACCGCCAAAAAATCCTGCAGCACCAGCAATACCAGCACTTCCAGCATTTCCGCCACCACCTGCACCACCAAAACCTGCTGTTGGCGTTTGTGTACCGCCACCGCCTGCAACCATTCCTCCAAAAGTAGTTGGGCTACCATTTACGCTTTCTGCTCCACCTGCGCCAATAGTGCAAGGGGTTGATGTTGTAACTCTTACCCAACCTATAGTAACTCCTCCTCCTCCTCCACCACCGCCGCCGCCTGTTGTTCGACCACCAGCGCCACCGCCAATAAGTACGGCATAAGCCCAAGTGATGCTAGAAGGAAATGTAATGCTAGTTCCAGATGTAATTGTTTGTTGTAAGGTTAAATCACGAGGCACAACAGTTGATGTTGATGCTAAAGGAAATACTGTACTTGCCATTAGGAAATCTCCACTCCGCTGATGTGAAACTTAACTGTAGTTGCTGATGCAAGACCAGCAATAATTTTTGTAGTTGCAAGGACCTGCTTAAGGTCAAACATTGCGGTTGAATTAGCAGCAAGTGCCACGTCTTTGAATATTTCAATGCTATCAAATGTTATCGTAAAAGTTGCTGCAGTTGCCGCAGTATTGCTTACTACGATATTACTTACTACCGCAGTAGTTGCTGATGGAACTGTGTATAGTGTTGTACTTGTTACTGCTGCTGCTGTTCTAGCCAGCGCTTTAGTTGTTGTAGCCATTAGTTACTACCTTTCATATTAGAGGGCACCCATAAGAATGAGTGTTAATTGGTCAATTAAACTTCCTGGAGCATTAGTTGCAGACAAGTTAATATCACCTGATACTGTTACTGTTCCAGTTAATGTTGGTGCTGCAGATAAAACATTGTTTCCAGTGCCAGTTGAACTTGTTACACCAGTACCGCCATTAGCAACTGGCAATGTTCCAGTTACACCAGTTGAAAGTGGAAGCCCTGTAGCATTGGTTAAAGTTCCTGATGTTGGTGTGCCTAAAGCACCACCTGATGTAAGCAAGGTTGCTGATGTTGGAATTGTAGTTGAGTTAATAGTTAACCCATTAACATTTGATACTGTTGCACCAGAGTTAATAGTCGTGCTACCAAGGGTAGGTGCTGCGTAAACACTAGTTGTAGCAATTTGCACCCATGTAGAACCTGACCATACATACATAGCATTAGCGGTAGAGTTCCAATAAATAGCACCAACAAGAAGTGTATTGCCATCATTGTCTAATGTAGGAGCAGATGTTTTGCTGCCAAGATAACGGTCATCAAAATTGTCATAAGTTGTAGCAGCATCTGTTGCGCTAGTTGCAGCAGAAGAGGCTGACGTAGCAGCCGATGATGCTGAGGTAGCAGCAGAAGAAGCAGATGTTGTTGCTGCACTTGCTGAGTTGGATGCTGTAGTAGCATACGATGCTATAGTAGCAACTGAATTAGCAGCAGTAGTTGCAGAAGCAGCCGCGCTTGTAGCGCTTGTAGCCGCTGCCGTAGCCGAGGCTGCTGCTGAGGTTGCACTTGTGGCTGCTGTAGTCACAGAAGTGGCTGCAGAGGCTGCTGAAGTAGCCGCTGCGGTTTGTGATGTCGCAGCCGAAGTTGCAGATGTTGCTGCTAAACTCGCAGATGTGGCTGCGGAAGAAGCAGATGTAGCAGCAGCGGTGGCACTAGCCGCCGCTGATGTAGCAGATGTAGAAGCAGCAGTGGCAGAACCAAGGATAGAGTCTACATAATCCTTAGGGGCAGCAGATGATGCAGACATACCAGCAGATGAAAGACCAGTAATAACAGGGGTACCGTTAATAGTAGGACTTGTTATTGTCTTATTAGTTAAAGTTTGAACAGCATTAATGATATCTACTGTGCCACTTGTATTAGGCAATGTAATTGTATTGTCTTGAGTAGGGTCTACAACTGTAAGAGTCGTTTCATAGGCATCTGCAGTAGCACCTTCAAAAGTAATGCTTGCATCATTTTCTAAAGTACCAGTAAGAATTGGTGAAGTAAGAGTTTTATTTGTAAGAGTTTGAGTAGCGGTGGTACCAACTACAACACCATCTGATGAACCAAGTCCATGCATGGTATGTGTGCTAGTGCCATCATTATAAGAACCAGTTGCTTCAATGTGTAAGTTAGATTCACGAAGGTCACGACCAATAATCATGTGTCGGATTACTGCACCAGCAGAGTGGTCCTGTGCTGCTGCACCTGACATATCTACTGCACGAGTTACGGTTAAGTTATTAGAACTAACCGCCGTAATTTCTACTACTTCTTCAAGAGCCGTATCTGGGTCAATGACAACTACAAATGTCTGACCAGTAGAAACGGTTGCTCCACCAAGAAGTGTTAGGGCGTTGACAACTGGAATAGTCAGGGCACCAGAGGTGACCGCTGATGTCAGCGTTGTTTGCTGGGAACGGGAACTGTATTTACGAGTTGTCATCTATACGCCTATCGTGAATAGTGGACGCGGGTTGGGTACTGAAGTTTCTGTTTTAGAGATTCTTCTTCAAGACGTTGCAGGTACAACGCTTGTAGGTTCTTTGTTACATTTGTTCCCGTACCGTATGGACGCTTAACGTCTAACTCATCGGCTTGCGGGGAAGATATAGAAATACGTGCTGGGTCTACGTATGAAGACAAACGCCATGCTGCGCCATAAACAATTACATCTTTCATAGATGAAGGCAGTCCAGTTATTGTTTCAAAGTCATCGGACAAATTGGACATGCCAGTTGGAATATGTGCATAAATAATATTGATAGTACGACCAGGAAGTACGTTGTCATAGATAGAGACAGATTTACCTGTTGGGAAAGAAGTTGCATATGCTAGTGGGTCCCAACGCCATTGGCGGATAGGAAGCCATTCTTTAGTTGGTCCTACTGATTGCCATGCCATTGAAAGAATCTGCACAGCATCTGCTGGCAATGGGTATGTTGTACGGCTAGCCAAAAATGATACGGCTGAAGAGCCAGTTGCAAATACCTTTGGATATACCGCACCAATGGTGTCATTAATTGCACGCTTAACTGCATAACGTGGGTATGTAGGAGTAATAACTACTTTTGTATTAGTGTCATGAGCAGCAGCAGTAGTGCCATTGTATCCACGCCCAAAAGGAGCGATAGTAATAGTGTTTGCTTGACGGTCATAAGAATCTACCCACATCATTTCGTCATCAATCTCAATGATGCCTTTACCAATGTTATCGGTTGAGGCTACGTTAAGAATTAAATCGCTAGTAGTTGCAGCACTTACTAAATAAGTAACACGGTCTTGACGGTAAGTAAAACCCGAAAGGTCTAATTGTACGTCATCAATTAAATTATTAAATGTTGTCATTAGTTGGGTATCAATCTAAGAGCAGTGACAATTTCAAGGTATTTGGCTGGGTCAGTAATACCAGCAAGTTCTGATGCAACTGCATTGTTACCTTTGTATTGAGGATACTTACGAGTAGGGTCTGCTTTTAAATTAAGAGCAGAGGCTAGCGGTGTACCGTTAGGTGTACCAGCCCAGTCATTAACTGCACCATCTTCATCTTGGTAAGACGTATAAGGTGGATACTCTCCACCATTAGCAAGGCGATTTATTTCATCACGAAGAGTAGAACCAGGACGACCATACAATGTGTATGTAGTGCCGTTATAAACTGCTGTACCATATGTTGTCATTACTTACCCTTCTTCTGTGCTGCTCTTATATTGTCTACAAGATTAGGATATTTTCTGCCAGCCTTTTTAGCAGCAGCCTTGGCTGATGCTTTAGCAGCAGGTGTTAATGGTGTTGACTTCTTTTTAGGGTTAGGTGTTTCCCAAACTTTTTTAGCCATTACTTTTTACCTTTGTTACGTGCACTAATAGCAGCGGCTTTCTTTTTAGCATCTGCTTTTGATGACGCCCCCCACGCTTGAAGCGATAGCAACAAGCGGGTAGGGTCACCATTAGGTTTACGTTCTGGTCCAGGCATACCACCCATGCGAGCAAGAAAACTTGCTCTGCGTGGATTGTCACCAGACTTAACAGGTGGCTTTAGGTTTGACCCTTGAGCCTTAGCAGATGCACGTCCCTTTGCATTTAATCCACCCGTAGGTGACTTGCCTTCTTTACGCTGCCATGCTGGTGATGATGCCATTTATTTTCCCTTAACCTTTTTCAAATTAGGATTTGCTTTCTTTGCTGCTGGACTTGCTTTGCGTGTAGAGGATGCGAGGATTGCACCAGCAGACTTCATTGATACACCACTCTTCTTTGCGATACTCTTTTGTGCTGCTTTGAAGCCCATACCCTTTGGCATTACTTTTGCTTGCCGTTCTTATCATAACGACGACCTTGAAGAACCGCTCCTGCTGCTTGACCAAACTCAGCCTTGGCCTTGTTATCTTTAGCCTTAACTCCCATGACAACACCCTTAGGTGTCATGCGTGGTGTGTTCTTAGACTTGTCTACGTCAAGAATATCTTTAACAACAGCCTTAGCATATTGTCCAGATTCTTTTACAGCATTAGTAAAGTAACCAATTGGCTTATAAATACCATTCATTTTTGAACGGTCATCTGCTGACTTGCGTGTTCCGTCTTGTGCCATAATTAAATCTTACGTCCGCCACCAGTTGGCTGTGTGTAAATACCCTGGATTAGTTGTGATGGACCATTAGAAGTTCCGCCACCTTGACGAGGTGCAGATGTAGGAGCCTGCCCTGGAGCAACTCCACCCATAAAATCTGCTTTGTTAACAGATGATGTATCTGTTGCTGCCTTACGTACCTTTGCAGGAACAGTTAGTCCTGCACCAGTTACGTTGCTATTCATATATTCATTAGCCATTATTATTTTCCTTTTCCGTATGGTGCTGGAACATTCCAGCCTGTGATGACACTTGCATCAGATTCGTGTAGTTCTTGTCCACCAACTTGTGATGCACCCATGTAGGATGGTGCAATATGCTTGGTGTTTGTTCGCACTGCTGCGTCAATTGTTACAGGACGGTCAGCGCATCCACATTGTGTGCACATAGTTTTCTTCTTTCTTAGTATGTATTATAAAGTTTGTTTACAGAAACGCCAGCATTGCCATAAATTCCCGCTGCTGTACGTGTATTAGGCACTGGGTCTACTACAAGATTATTAGAACTAGGACCCACAGGGTCCACAACTAAGTTTGGAGTTCTTGGTAATCTAATACTTCTTGCTCGTGTTGGTTGTACAACAGCACGACGTGTTCTACGTACTGGGTCTACTATAAGTTGATTGTCCATACCACCACTAGGTGGGTCTACAATAAGATTATTGTTAGCCATAATTACTTACCCTTGTTGCCCATAATACGATTACGAAGCGCCATATCCATTCTTGCATCTGCCTTAGCGGATGGCTTCTTGGCATCCATTTTTTTGTCAGCCTTTTTGAAAGCGGACTTTTTTGCTGATGTCATGCCCATCATCATCTTTGCATCTTGCTTCATGTCTGCTTTTTTAGACATTGGCTTTGCTGCCTTTTTCTTTGTTGCCATTAGATTTGTCCTATCTCTTTCATTACTGCTGCGGTTTCTTTATTAATTTGCGTTGCTTTGGGCATCTTTTCTGCATTATAGGCTTTGTTTAAAGTAGCCGATGCATCAAGTGCTTTTTCTACAGCCTTGCGATTAGTGCCCTCAGGTTGTACACCTTGTGCTCTTGCTTGTTTGTAGAAATCTAGTTCTTTGTCCCACTTCTTTTGCGTAGTACCGCTGGCAATAATATTGCCTGCGGCATCACCTGTTGCTAATTGAAGCCCTTTAGCCTTGCAACCAAAACAGTCATCATCACATGCAGTATGGTCAATTGAAATCTCTTCATACTCAAATGGTTTATCTGCTGTTACATCACATAACACGCAACCCCAAAGGCTTGCCACAAAGTTATGGTCTGCACTGAATCCCCATTCAAGCACCTTACTAATATGTTGGTGCTCCATTAAACCGCCCTTACGTTTGCCCCGTATCCTGCATTTGTTAATTCTGTATAAACACCTTGACTAATTTCATATTCATGTCCACCAAGGTAAAACAGTTCTGCTTCTTTAATTACATCTTCAGTTGGAAATGTAGTTGTAGTCCAGATACCAGCATTACGCATAAGACTGACGCCACGCGTTAACTTGTAACGAATAAACAGGCGTCCCCCACCTGCTGGTCCGTATTCCTCTGTTGGAGGTGTTAAGTAATACTTAGTCATTAGTCTCCTTAGTTGACTTACTGCAATGCAGGGGTGCACGAGCAACCCCTGCACTGCCGTCAATTAACTATTAGTAGTTGATTGAAGATGAAGTCTCAACGCGGTAAAGCGCTTCTTCACGGTAACGAGCGAAGCCAAGTACGCCGTACCATCCGAGTGGACGGTGACGCATCAACTTGTCAACGACTGGTCCGATAACTACATGTGGTTCTTCGGCAACGGCTTCAGCCAATGCTTGCTGTCCAGCAAAGTATGTATTGAACACGCGTGTCTCGTGTGTGAATGTAACTGATGTACCAGAAGTAACCTGAGTTACAATAGCCTGGTCAATTGTTACTGTTGTTCCACTAACTGCTGTTACGTTTGTACCTGTAGGAATGTTAGTTCCTGCAACCAAGTCACCAACAAGAATTCCTGATGATGATGTAACAGTAAGAGTTGTAGCACCAACTGCAGATGATGCAGAAGTTGTTGTTGTAGATGTTGACTTAGCAGCACCTACTGTGTCGTTGTACAGACGTGGTGATTCAACATAGAATGCACCTTCGTATGTACCAATTTCTCCAGCCCAGATTGAGTCATTGCTCTGGTACTCGTGTGGCTGACGCCATGAACCAACACCAGTCTCAGCACGAAGGTCGTGTGAAACTTCTGGGTGAAGTCCTGCCCAGTAAAGTGAACCCTTACGTGGGATAGCCTTGTTAGCACGCAACTTTGCAGTTGTCTTACGAGCAAGTGCTGAAGTAAATGTATCTGATGATGTAAGTGTTGCTGTTGAAGTACGTGTTCCACCGTAGAGAGCATTGTCTCCACCGCGTAGTACTGTCTGTGCAACATCATCAATTGAGTCTGCCATGTTGAACGCAATGATGTTAGCAACTGCTGGGTCTACGTCAGCAAGGCTGAATAGTTCCAAAGCACGTGTTACTAGTACTGCGTTACCATACTCGGCAAGAGTAATGGTTGTGTATGTTGGTGTAGCAAGTGCTACAGCATCTGGGTCTGTTGTTTCTGTAAGAGTTGATGTAACCTTTGTGAGGTCTACGTAACGCTGCAAGACAACTGATGAACCAGGGATGCTTTGACGTGCAGGAGTCTTATCAGACACTGAACGGATTAGTGGTTGTGCACGGAGTGCGAACTCGATAAGACGGTCATACGCCTTTTGTACGAGACCAGCACCACCAACGGTACCGCCGAGAGACGTTGAACCTGTGGTTGTATATGCATTAGCCATTTTTGCACCTCCTTATGAGGGGTTAGATTTCGGTTGTTGTTAGTTAAAGTCGCCCGATTGAATCATTGCAATAATCTCTTCTGCGCTAGCAGCATTGTTGAGTTTAAGTAATGTGTCATCAGCACGGTCAGGCGTAATCGCCTGTGAAGTCACAATGTCCTGCTGACGTAATGCAGCGCGGTCAAGTGTATTTCTTGGCTGTTCCTCTTGCTGTACTTGTAATCCGAATACTTCAGCGTTATCATCAAGCCAGTTAGAAACTGACTCTTCTGTTAAATCGCCTTCTAGTTCTCGTGCTACTAATCGTGCAGCCTTTGGACTTACGCCCTTATTTTCTAGAACTTTCTTGATGATAGATTCTTTCTGAGCCTTTGAGAAACCCTCAAGTTGGTCAGTTAGTTCTTTGATACGCTTTTCATCTGCACGCTTGGCTTTACGCAGTTTCTTTAATAAGTCACTGCCATCCATCGGCTCATTTGTGATGTCGTTATCGTCTTCATCTTCGTCCCAGTAGTTGTTGCTCATAGCAACCGTCCTCCCATATTTCATTAGTTGAATCGCAAACCTCAAGGTCAGCATTGGGGAATGCTGTTTGGCTTTTGCTACCAGTCTTGTACGCCGTGTTGGGCTGGTCGGTCTACACGGGATTCTTTATTAGAAAGCGCCTTGAGTGTTCTTGGCTAGGCTTCCATATTGTGAGTTAACTCCAGAGTCACCCATATATTGTGCACGCTCAAGTGACTTTAAACGTTTGCGGTCTTCTGCAGCCTTTTGATTAGATTTAAGAAACTCTTCTTCACCAGATTTTTGAGTGTAATCAATTCCTGCTTCATTATAAATGTTACTTAGTTTTTCTGATGTTGGTAAAACAGATTTAATATCTGCTGCGCCTTGAAGCGCACCAGCACGGTCAATACCATATCTAGCAAGGTCAGTTGCAGATGTGACGTCAGTTGATAAACCTTGACCAAGGAATGCTGCACCAATTTCAGCAGCAGTTACTTTTTCTTTTAACTTGCCAATTGTATCGCTTGGGCTAAGGAAATAAGCAATTAAATCTTGGTCAGTAAGACTTGGAAACCATTTCTTAAAAGTATCTTTAATCATTGGGTCAGCATTAACAACACGGTCTTCTACTGTAGAAATACGGTCTTTAAACTCAGGAGCATTAATATCATTTGCCATCCAAGTAGAAAACAATTTCCAATTAGTTTTAGAATCAACACTAAGCATACTGCCTAAACCATATGACCTTAGTGTCTCAGCATATGAATTTTCAAGTTCAATGTATGCTGCTTCGGACATCATGTTAAGTCCCTTTTTTTGACGAGCAAAGTTACCAGCAAAACGCTCAGCATATGCACCACTAGGATTTGTTTTAAGTTTAATCAACGCTTCAGCGGCTGTAAGCCCTGATGACATGTATCCCTTAATCTCACCTGAAAGGCTATCTAAACCATATGACCGAAACAAATCTTCAAGTGCAGCAAATGCATCTTTAGTTGTATCACTAATGTCACTAGAACCACCTGAACCACTGCTGCTAGAACCGCCAACACCGCCAGACATATTACGTGCGCCAGTGCCCTTGCCAGTATCAAAAATATCCAAAGGACTATAATTAAGAGAATCATATTCTGGAGTATATTGACTATAATCCATTCCAGTTACATCTCCAGTAGGTTGTTCACCCAGAGTGTATCTTCCTTGAAGGTCAAGACGAACTTCACCACCAGTGACAGGGTCAATTGCTGTTACTTTTTCTCCTGATGCTATTGCTGCATTATATGCTTTGAATTGTTCTGGAGTAAGTTGATTTGTGGTTGGGTCTACAACAAATCTTTTCATACTATAGGCATCACCAAAGTTTTGTCTGTCAATAATTGTGCCAACAGTATCTTTTCCAAGTGTCCAAGATTCAGATTTATTAGCAAGTGTTTTTACTGTATTAGCACGAGCACCTTTTTTAAGGTATTCATAAACTTCGTTTGCTGGTTGATAACGTTGTCCTTCATACTTAGCATTTTGCATTAACTGCATTAAGACTTGATTTACTTTTTGTGCAGCAGTCCAAGATTGTGGCTTACCTGTTGATGGGTCTAAAGATACACCACCATAATTTTTATCTGCAAGGACGGCTTCTGTAACTGCGTCAATAATTTCTTGAGGTGTGCGATTTTTGCCAGTCTTTGGGTCTATTGCCCATTTAGCAATAGTAGAACCAATTATTCCACCTGCACCCGTATCTGGATTATTTTGAAGCATTTGTTCAGCAAATTTTTTATTTGAAGCAATTTCTGTTGCGCTTTGTCCAGAAGGCGTAGATGCTTTTTTTGCTGCTCTAGCCTCTGCTTCTGCTGCAAGTTTCTTTTCGCGTTCAGCCTTCATTTCTGCTAGGCGCTCTGCAGTTGTCTTGCCTGCTCTTGCAGCAGCAGCGGCCTTTGCTTCTTCTAAACGTGCTGCATTCTGTGAGTCTGTTGCTGCCATTGTTTACCCCATGAATCCAAACGACTTAAGTATAGTGTCAGCAAAGTTAGCAGCAATACCATGCGCTTCTTCTGTTTGACCCCATAGTGGGTTTGCTTGCATTTGTCTAGTAAAATCTGCGGTACTCATAAGACCACCATCCTTTGTAATTGCAGCCACAACATCTTTATCAGCCATTGAGTCGGTCAATGCAATACCAAGTTTGCGTGCTTTAATTAAAGCATACTGGTCAGCAATGTCTTTAACCGTTCCACCATTATTAATGTGGTCTTTAAGGTTACTAAACATAGTCATAGAATTAAGACGCAAACGTTCTGTTTGCTTGGCAATGTAATCAGCCATTCCAAATCCTTCTTGGACTTTCTTTAATGCCTCAGCAGCAGTCATTGGTTGACCATAGTCAGCAGCAGCCTTTTGAAGTTTAGCAATATCTGTTGCAACCTTACTGCCCTTTGTAGATGTAAGAATAGTATTAACATCTACACCATCTAGTGCTTTCTTGACAACAGTATTTAGCGCACCTATGCGCTCATCTGCTGAAACAGGGGCACCAAGTTTTTGAGTCTTAGTAATCTTTCCAGTTGCATCACGAGTAGATACAGTCTGTACACCAGACTTTAATTCACGTGCATGGATGTCATTATAAAAGGCATCTTTTTCTTCTTGTGTTGCTTCACGTCCAAGGTTATCTAGGATGTAATCATTGATTTCCTTGTAAGCATCACCCTTGTCTGTTAAATCTGTTGATGTATCTTTCCAAGTACCAGCCTTACTGGTGCCACCAGTACCAGTAGGCTTTTGTGCCATAAGAAAAGAAGACATTGGAGCAAATTCAGTCTTACCTTCATAAGCATAACCTTGTACTGATTGAATAGATAAGTCTGAAATAGCATTAACAAGACCACCAATATAATTATTATTGTCATATTCAACTTGTTTAATATAACCAGATTTTAATAATGCTTTTTTAAGTGCAGGCAAACCACCAGGAAAGTTTTTAATGTATGCTGCTTGTGCTTTGTTTAAATCACCAGTAACTTGATATTTAATATTTTTTCCAGAACCAGTAATAATAACAAAATGCTGGTATCCATTTTTGTCTGCAACATACTGCTGACCATTTTTGGTTACTACTTGATACCTAGCATTATCACCAAAAAAATCTGAATCAATTAAAGAAGTAGCAGAACCACCACTAGGATTAATATTAACAGCAGATGAGGTACCGCCAAAGAACTGAATTGGTTCTGCCATTATGACCTCCGACTAAATGTGATATATGAATCACGAGATAAACTGTCTAGAATTGATTGGAAAACTGCACGGTTTGCTTCAGTAACATACAAATCACCAGCCATTAAATCTTTAATGTTAGCCTCAACTTGTGCTTTACGTTCACGTTTAATTTCAATACCATTAATAGCATTACCAAAACGTGGGTCTTGGGCAAACGCCATAAAATCTTTAACCATCTTAATTGCTAGACCCATACGTGTGCGTGTGCTTGCATCAATATTGGCCTTAGGGTCTGAGATAATTTGTTCTATCTTTGCCATCATATTTGTCTCATCACCAATGCTATTGCCACCGCCAATAAGGGCTTTTGCAAGCAATGGATTAGAAGTTTTAAGATTCCTACGGGCATCTTCTGCTTGTCCAATAATTATGGAACGAGCATTAGGGTCTGCCATATTAGATAGCATTTCTTTTTCTTGCGTTGCAATATTGTAATAAGCCTGCTTATCTTGTGATACTAAAATGTCATCATAATACTTTTCAAGTGTTTTATTAGACATAAGACCTGATGCTTGAATCCAGTTATATGATGCTGGTGTAAACTTGCCCACTTGTGGCGCAAAGATATATGCTGCTTCTCCATAGGTTTCAATAAGTTTGCTGTTATCAATAGCCCAATTCTTAAGTCCTTCAGTATTTCTTACAACAACTTTAGTTGCTTTATCTGTACGAGATACTGTATAGATTAACTTACCTGGGTTATTACCCGTAAATGTAGCCAATGCTAAACCGTATGGGTCTTGAATATCGCCTTGGCTAGCAATAGTAATACCATTAAGAATGTCAAAGAACTCTGGGCGTAATCCTGTAATTCTGGCATTCTTTAAGTAATCAGGAACATCCATGCTTTCTTGCATTGAAGGAGCAACGGGTGAAACAAGACCTAAAATAGAACGCAATGCAATAATGTTATGCGCACTAATGCGCAAGTTCTTAATGTATGCAGTTTTTTCTTCAGCAGTTGAATTAGCATCTAAGTAATAGCCATGTGCCGCCATGTATGCCATAGCCTGCTGTCCTGCTGTTACTTCTTGACGAGTCTTTTCGTTAAGAGGAAGAATTGACCATAATTTAGTTACAGTTGATGGCACAATAGCACGTGCAATGTCAATATTGTCACCAATATTACCCAACGCTAGTGTATCTAATTGCTCTCCCGCTTTAGTTAACAATGGATTATTAGTAGCACCCAAAAGGTTTTTAATACCAATAACGCTTAGCCCTGCCATTGGACCAGCCAATGTAGGTAATCCTGCATCCTGTTGGAATGATGGGTTAACTAATTTTAACTTAAGAGTAAAGTCACTAAATGCTGGTTGACGGTATCCGTCACCAGTAAGAGCACGTAATGTGGTATCAGTAGCCTTATAGATAATTTTATCCATAGGCATAATGATGTACGGGTCACCATTTTGGTCTGGATGCACCTCGCCAGTAGCGTCTAAGCCTTGATGTGCCAACCGTAAACGGTACAACACACGTGGTGCTACCTTAGCCATACGCCAAATACGGCGTTGGAAGTCTTCTGTTGCACGATAGTAACGACCCACAGTACGTGCACTAAATGCTGCGTTAGAACGGATAGCAGGGTTATCAGCAAACATTAATACTCTATCTGCTGCATTACGAGAAGCAATTTCAGTATAACGCTTTTGTGCCAATGCTTCCATTTGTGAAAGCAAACGTGATTTGCTCTTTTCACTAATGTACATAGCAGGATGTTCTGCAATTTGTGCATCATATGATTGCTTAATAAACGTTCGTTCAATACCTGCATACTGCTTACGCAATTGCACATAGGTAACCATAACTGCTGGCTGACGGAACAGGGCATTTATCTGTCTGTCCATGCCTTCCATTAACTTATTACCAAATGCTCGGTATGCACCCTCAATTTCACTAAATCCAGGGAAGTTAATAGCAGTATTGATTTCACCAACTGGTTGATGTCCTACAGTTAATTCTGAAAAACGCTCATATGGAATACTTGCTGACGCTTTAGCCCACTTGCGTGCAACCTTTGCACCTGTTGCTATTTCAAGTTCTTGGAATTTAAGGAACTCATTACGCACCGCATTAAATAATGCTTGGTTATAACCGCTAGAACTACCATGAAAAGTAGTATAAAGGTCTGTAAGAATACGACCCATTTGGTCACGCACAATACCTACATCATCAACACCACGAGCCTTTAAATCAACTGTTCGTGATGACATAGCCTTAAATGCATCTACCGCTGCTTGGTCAAACACATACCATAAGTTAGTTTGTACATTGTATGACAAACCAGCAGCCTCAGATAATTGGTCTAATGCATTTTGAAAATGTTCTTTACCAGTTGCACTGTCAATACCACCAGGACGTAACCCTTCATTAGTATAAAATACATAACCTGGGTCAATTACTCGACCATTAGGTAGTTCTTTACGGTTAGCAACAAAACTTAAGAACCAGTTTTCATGGTGTGCTGCTGTTAACCATGCTTGGTTAGCAATTGCTAAGTCATTTGTAGAAATTGAATAGGCTTTAGTGCCACGTTCAAGTTTTAAATCTGATAGGTGCTTTGATAAAGCACTCATATCTACAATACCATCAAGCATTTCTTGCGCATACTTACCAGACAAACCGCTTTGAGCCACAATTGAGTTAGCAACTGAGTTAAGCATTTCTGGTTGATGAACAAGTGCTTGCATAAGCAAGCCTTGGTCTTCTTCACTAATAAAGCGACCATAGATTCTTATTACTTCTTCACCAATTGCTTCGCGCTTTTGAATATTAGTTAATTGTTCTACTGGTACGCCAAGTTTTTCTGCCAAAGTACGCATAAGTTCTGCACGTTTTTCAAGACCAATAGCATCTTGTGGTGCTTTACCAATTATTTTAAGCAAACCAGACTTAATTGGACCAACTGCAGACTTAGAACCAGTAAATGCAGTAGACATTTTGCCTAAACGTGAACCCGTACGTGCAGCAAAGTGGAATAAATCTTTACCAGGTGCTGTTAATGCATAGGCTAAGCCTTCATCAATAGCAGAACGAATACCTAAACGAGGAAACAGTGTAAGTAATGACCAAATATCTGTAATTTTACGTGCTGTTTCACTTGCTGGAATACCGCCAATAGCATAAAACAGATTCTTCTTTGAACGAATCTGATTAGCCATTGCTGCAATCTCAGCATAAGGTAATGCACCAATAGCCTTTGCTTCTTGGAATGGTTGAATGGCGCCAGTGCTTTGCACCATTGGAACGCCATTCTCATTACGCATAGTTATTTCATCAAGAAACTTAGCATGTGATGGATTAACTTCAAGGTTGCTTACTACACCCATACCAGCCTTGCCACCATACTTATCAGCAAGAATCTTATTCATAAGGATTCTGCCATCAGGTTCTCCACCTAATCCAGCCTTAAGCATAATTGCTGCATCCATGTTGCGCATAATTACAACTTGTTCATCTTCAGTTGAATCAAGGAACTTGGTAGTCATAAACTCTGCAAGGTCACGTGGCAAAAGCAAACGTGCCTTGGCAGTAAAGTTTTCAGCAGTCTTAGCAGCATCTGCTCCAAGACGGATTTCAAGATTAAGTGGGCTTTTAGAAGCCATAGTGCCAATCTTTTTAAAACCCTTAATTTCAGCAATTGCATCTGTAAGAACTCTTGATTTCATTGCACCAGTCATTACATCAAGAGCATCTCCTGATTGCACAAAAGAAGAATAGATGTCTTCACCCTGTGCTTCTAACTGCTCAGTTGTACGACCACGTGTAGATAGTGGTCCAAGTTGTTTAGCACTAGTAGCATTAAATACGCTATCTAAATAAGATGATAAACCATCAGCCATATTACGATGTGTTTTAGCAATGGCAACACCATTGCGGTAGTAGTCAACACCATCAATACGACCAGATAAAAGCAAATCTACATTCTTTGCTTGTGAAAAAAACTTTTCAGCAGATGCAGCGTCAACAACATTATTGCGAGCAAATAGATTAATAGCCTCACGGTTTCGATAACCAGGATGGTTATCAATTAATTCACGATAAGCAACAGTTTTTTCAGCAGCAGTCTTTGCATCAGAATACTTTTTAATTGCAGGACCAAGTTGATTTTCCCACAGGTTAAATACTTCTGGTTTAGCCATAACTTCACGAACACCAAGATTAAGTTCACCACGTGCTGCTGCATCAGTAACTGAAGTTGCTAGGCGCTCACCAAGAGTAGCACCCTTAGTTGTTCCGCCAGTCATCCATGTTAATGGGTCTATAGCAATTTGATAAACAAAATCTGTAATACCAGAAATGTTTTTAGTTTTGCCACTAACGTAATCACCCCGCAAGCCACCTGACTTTACTGGCATGTCATCCATCATGCGTGCTAAATCACGACCAGGGCTAAGTTGTGCATACTTAACACCATCTATAACTTGCTTAAAATCATCTGGTGAGTTATAAGCCTTTTTAATAGATGTAAGAATCTTTTCATCTGGAGTGCCATATGATTGAATAATTTCACCAGGAGTCTTGCCTGCAAGTAATCCTTGTGCAACTAAAGTATCAGTATCGCCAAAGTATTCTTTAACCTTTTTAATAGCACCATCATCATAAAGTGCCTTGCCGTCCCAAGCATTAGTCCATACTTTTTTGTTAAGTACACTGCCTTGGTCTTGCGCAACTTGACGACCAACTAAATACGGAGTATTAAGTGTGCGTCCATAAGTATAAGCAAGGTTATACATTTGAATAAGTGGACTAGCCAAACCTTTGGCTACGTTTTTAACTACGCCAAATGCACGGTCACCAATTGAAGGGTCTGCCTGTGAATAAACAGCATCTTTAAAAAGAAACTTTAAACCATCTTGAACATCTTTATCAAGTTTAACAAACTGTTGTTTTGCTGTATTGGCAGGCAACTTAGATAAACGGCGGTGTTCTTTAAGTGAATAACTTAACTGGTTTATTTGTGTTACTTCTGCAGGTGAAAGGTTTGCATTTTTTGCAGCAGCATAAAGATTAGGAGATGCCTCAGCAACTGTAGGTTCTATGCGCTCCATTAGTACCCGCTGTCAAGTAACGACCTGTAAATTAATTCTGCATCACCTGATGGGTCATACTGTGTCAAATGTTTAATAGTGTCAATTAGTGATGGTGCACGATTAGGTAACCCACGCATTGCTTCAGTTCCCGCTCCTGGACCTTGACTTAAACCATGAGTAATAGGTTCATTAGGACGCTGTGTTGGTGCACCAAGTTCTACAATACCTGCCATTGAAAATGGATTGCCAGCCATAGGAGCGCCGCTCTGTTGGTCTGCTAATTTTTTATTTTCTCCGTATGCAAAGCCTGTATAATCTTGTTGTGGCTGTGACATACCTTCTGTTGCTCCACCGTCTGTGCGTTGCGATAACGCACCAGGACCTGATACAGGTGCTGGATTACTAGGCTGACGATAACCTCCACGTGCCATTACTCGTCCTCCTCATCTTCAATGTGTTTTCTAATATCTTCGGGTGATATATCTTGCATCCAATCAGGATACGCTTGCTTTGCAGAAAGAATATACAAAGCATTATCTACAGTAAATCCTGCTCTACGCAATGATTTATAAAACTCATGCAACTCAATTGCATACTGGTCTAACTTAGAATAACTTTCATCAGCAACTGTTTTAACTATTCTCTTACGAGGTGTTGCCATGACTACTCCTTAAACTGCTCGTTCTCTAGTTGTGCGTACTGCGCTACGTCCTGCACCTTCACCTGTCATAGTGCTAAGTAATGTTTGTAAATCTGGTCTTCCTTGTGGCGCTGAAGCGCCTCCTGCTGGAGGGACACCAGGAGCAGCGGGGACAGGTTGCTCAGACTGTTCTTCCGCACCAGCAGGAGGATTCTCAGGTTCAAACACTTCCTCAATAACATCTTCAATGTTTTTGCCAGCCTTGCGTCCTTTAATAACTTCAGCAATCTGACGTACCATGTTAGATGGGTCTTGTCCCTGCATAACCATTTGAGGTATTGCTTGAGTCATAGCCGCTAATGAACCAACCAATGCGTCTCGCATCTTTTCAATTTCAATTTTCTCTTGTTCAAGAGTAACGTTGACGCCGAATGGTAGTTCTCTCATAGCCATATCCTTGGAGATAAGTCCCCCTCCAAGTGCCTGCAACATAAAGATAAGACCTTGTGCTGGGTTTAAACCAGCAAGCATACCGTATCTTACGTCTGCAGAATAATCCTTTTTGATGTCTTTGCTTGGCAAATACTTAACTTCATAAGGTGAGCCAGCATCTACGCCGCGAATTGTTTTTTCTTCATTAAAGAATGTTTCATCTACTTCAAAGCAAAGCGCAATTACATCACGTAATGCTGCTGAGAAAATAGCCTGAGCAGATTTAATTTGTGTATCAAATGCTCCAAGCAGTGCTTGTACACCCTGTCCAGTAACAACACTTGCATTCATGTTTCCAGTACGAGACTCTGGATAACGAGCACCTACGCGCAGTTCTTCGTTAAGCAATGATTGTTCAGTAAATGCACCTTGTGGAAGTGTAAGTTCAACACGGCGCACACCTGCTGGATTAGCCGTACGAATTACAGCATCTCCACCAAGTTGTAGTTCTTGAACATCTTGTGGCAAAACAATTGGTGCTTGTACTGACTTCTCTGCTGCTTCCATTGCAAGTAATGCAAATCTGTTGCGAAGCAACTGAATACCAAGTACATCATCAAACTGTCCGCGTAGTTCTCCATCAACAGAAGGACGCTTAGCAATAATTACGTTCATCTTCCCAACTGGATTAGCAGCATGGGATAGCAACATATTGTTGCGTGATGGAAGATAAAGAACTGTTTGGTCTTTATCATAATAACGAATCATCTCAATCATTCCATTGAGGTCTTGTTTCCAACCCAACTTGCCAAGTAATTCGTATTCATGTTCTGGGAACATGGCTACTAATTCACCTAGTGTCATTGAGTATCGTTTAGCAAAGGCAACGCAACGTCCGTAGCGGTCAAACTCTGGGTAAGCCCCAACAGGATTTTCTAGTCGGATACGTGGCAACTTTGACTCTTCATCCAATTCAATTATGAACGGGAGGAAACCATATGTGATGTACATGTCTGCGCCGTTGTACATCTGCACCTGTAAATCAGAATGCAAGAAGTAATTGTTAGCAATACGAGTACGGTTATCCGCAAAGATGCGTGCTCTGTCATTAGTCTTATTAACTGCTGAACAGTTTACCGCTGGAAGCGGTGCCATAACTTCTGCTAAATCACGTGCAACAATATCAATAAAGTTAGCAACTACGTTTTGGTCAATGCCATCTGGAAAAAAGTTAGGGTATACCTGACTAATCTTTCCCTGGCGCACCATCTGTACGTCACCGTTGCGCTGGTCACGACCATGCGCACGGTAGCGCAGAGTCTGGACTCTCGCGCCAATCTGGTCCATTGATAACATTATTGTCCTAACGGTTGATTAAAAAATTACTTATTAATGTACTTTGCTTTACCAGCAACAATGTCTTTTCTATTTTTTACTATTGCCGCTTGCTTAGATACAATGTTCTTAGCGCGACCTAAAGTCTTGCTTGTATCATTTACTTTATTAAGGTCTCTAGTTCTTTGTGATGCAGTTTTTGATGGTTTGTAATCCATTGCACCTGATTTAGGCTTGCCTTTTTCTTTATTAACTTTAAGTTGATACGCGGCACCAGTAGCAGCACGTTCTGCAGCGGCTAGTTTATCGTTCATAGATAAAGACTTTTGCATATTAGATGCAGTGCCTTTTTTTACTATTGCTTTCTGTGGTGTTTTTGCCATTTTATTTATCCTTATCCGTATAGGTCTTGCCATTGCTCGGCGAACATCTCATCGAGATTTACTGCGCCTCTGCGTTCCATCTGAGCACGAGTTGCCCAGCGGTTGTTTGCGTACATAGATGTTCGGCTAGCAGATTGCATTAGTTCGCGGATGCGAATGACGGCAAACCACAGAGCCATGACGGTATCTGTTTTTCCTTTAGTCTCTGGCTTCCACGTAAGTAGTTGCTGAGTCAAGGCTTTGATACCTTCAGAACCTTCAGATGAAGGTAATTCTAATATGTTGTTCTTTTGGAATTTTTCTTCGCGGACTGTGCCAAAGAGGTTAGACATTGATGCAACGCCAAACGAAGTGTCCCATTTGTTTTTGCCTGTGAAGTGAGCATCAAGGCGTACGCCGTATGCAGCGAGCCAGTTGCGTAAGTCCTCGTCAAGTGAGTAGGCTTTTTGGTGCGCGTTAATTTCAACTCTAAACTCTTGTGGCTTGTACCTGATAACAAGTTCTTCAATTGTCGCCCGAATCTTTTGTGGTGTTGGTTCTTCCATGTTAATGCAATCAAGAACATAGATACGTCCATCTGCTCTGTTGTAAGTACATGCAACAAATGCAGCGTTACCTGCCATAGCAGGGTCAAACCCAATTACAGTATGACCTTCTACCTGTGGTGGATGTCCAGCAGCACCAGCCTTTAACGGTCCGCGCTTGCGCATCCCATTGGTCGCTCCCTGCACGAGTACTGGCGGGAATATGGAGTCTTCCATAATGTCTTCTTGTTGATAGACAAGTGCCCATGTTGAGGGCGTAACTTCACTTCTGCGTTTAAAGAGTGCTTGCCCGTCCCATTTAGGATAGCGACCATTTGCTTTCGGAGTATCCGAATCACCATCCCACGGAATATCCGACTCATGCCATAAGGTTTTCCAGTCTTCGGGTTTCTCAGCATAGTCAAGAACCGCAGGCATACCCATATAAGTAAACGGTGTCTTGCCGCCAGACCAGTGCTTAGGATTACGAAGTTCTTTGTAAAGGTCATTTGCCGCAATTCGTGTCCCTACTACTAGAAGTTTACCGTTCTTACCCAAACGAGTAATAACTTCCTTCTGTAGCCAATCCATCTGCTTGTCCCACTCATGGGCATTGGCAGTAGTAATACAGTCGTCAAGAATAATCAGGTCAGCACGGGCGCCGTAAATCTGACCACCCATACCCAGTGCCTGAAGCGTTGGGTCTTTTTCTGAAGAGTTACGCGCATCGCCGCCAAGATAGACAGTATCGGTACGCCAAGTATCTGCGTCTTCTTTCCAACCGCCCTCAGGACCATATGCGGTCTGTAACTTGAGCCAGCGTGGATGAGACAATCGTTGCTTGATAGCGTATACGAACTCGCGTGCCTTATTCAATGTCTTTGATACCACGATGATGCGGATGTTAGGATTGAGGGCGATGCGGTAAGTCGGATAGTTCACGGTCACAACCGTGGATTTAGCGTGCTCAGGAGGCACGTTGATGAGCAGGCGGTTCCCCTCGCCTGGCTCGTAAATCATAGAAGGGTGGAGCCATGAAGGTTCCCTACCCTCCAGTAGGTCTACCCAGTCCTGATGATGTGGGAAGACCGTCTGGTCAAAAAACATTTTAGAGAAGTCCGCAAATGGAATAGATTCCTTCTCAACGCCCATGGCGGTAAAGGATTGCTTGCTTCCCTCTTCCTTGGCTTCTTCCAAGTTACGGGCAAACTCAGGGTCACGGTTCATCCATTGACGTACCGTATCTGGTTTCTTACCCGCCGCAACCATAGCGGCTTGGACGCTTACACCTTCTTTAACTCTAGCAATTACATCTGCCTTAGCCTGGGCGACCCCTTTGGCGAGGTGGTGCTCGTCACCCTTTTTGAATCCCTTGTGCGCTGGTGTAGCCACGTTCATCTCCTTTGTGGCAGAGTCCCCCCGCCCTACAGACATATGTTTGTACAGCATACTGTAACAGAGTGAGGAACTCTAATAAAAGAGTTCTGAACTATTTTACTCTCTATATAGTATTAACCTGTTCAAATAGGTCAAACGAACTATTTATATGAAAGTATTTTTTATAGATACTAAAAGTGCAGGTCAGACTGTATATAGCCCCCTGTAACTATATACAGAAATATTTGTAGGTAGAGATACAATATATAATACTGACACAGATTAACATATAGGGGGTCAAAGACTAGAACAGAACTGTAGTTCTGTACAGACAGACTACATACTGCGGGTTGTCTGTCGGTAGTCTATCTGCCTGCCTACCTAGGGGGGTAGATATATACAGACAGTACAATTAAATGAGAATACTCGGACTGTCCGTCTATAAACTATTGCCTTGGCAATTGTCAACCCCTCAGACCTGACTATCGCAGATGCATGGTCGTAATCTGTCCTATGATTTAGAGACAAAGACAACGCGCCTGCGTTGTTGCCTTTGTCTGTTAAATCAAAGGCAGACCAGACGGCGATACAATTCCTTAGAATTGATATCACCGCCTTTTACTTATCATTCCTTTGAGTTTATCTCCATCAGCAAAATAGCAAGCGTACTTAACCATGATTCCCGTCACGCCCTTCTGGCATGACAGTAATCACAGTTAAGTCTGTGCTTGCTATTTGAGTCACGGTGTTCTACGTCTGCCTGGCTGGGGTGCTGATGACGGCTCTCGATTTTGAGCATCAGAGTCTTGTCAAGCCAAGCCTCCGATAAGCACGCTCAAAATAGGCTGGCAGGCTAAAGCCTGCGTAGCCATTGCTCTAGCCTGAGATATTTGGGCATTGCCCTTAAAATTTAAGGGTGGTTGATACAAGGAGATAGAAATGACAAAATACACAAACCAAGGCATCAGCGTCACCACACAATGCTACGACTGCATGATGCTTGACTACGTATGCAATAACTGCGAGGAAACGAAAGAAGCGCGTGACAGTGCAGTTGCCCATCAACTCGTTGATGAGGGCAACATGCAGTACAAGCGTCAGTGGCTACGACCAGTCGAGGACATAAGCGGACATGACTGGACTGACCGTGAAGGCGAGTACAAACTACCAATCGTCATGCTTCAAGACGGTGGAGTTTATGAGGAACTATGGGAGTTAGAAGATGAGCGTCAGCGTGCACGTGAGGTTGAGTGCCAATGGTGTCACATCCTGACTCCCAAGATATTCAACCAGTGCCAAGACTGTGACGGTATCTTAGAACATAACGTAAGATAAACTAAGTTACAGGTAGCCCTGTTGCCTACGGCAGGGCTACCTTCCACAAACGAAACTAACTACTAAACAAGGAGAAACATGAACAACGAAGTAATCATCACAGGCAAGATTAAGAACGTTAAGTCATTCACAGGTTCAAAGGGAACTATGGTGACAGGTTGGTTTGACCAACGTGAGGTGTCAGCATTCAGTAACGGCGAGGCTGACCGTCAGGTATATGTATGCGGTATAAATATCGTGGCACTAGATGACTCAACCGTAGGGGAAATCCTAGGGGTAACACGTGCAGGCGCGGAGCAATCAGACCTAGTAACTCTCAAAGGTCGGTTAGTAACACGCTTTGACCGCCGTCAAAACGTGGCAGAAGATGCACGCAGAGCACCGCAACTACAACTCGAAGTATTCGAGGTAAGCAAGAACTAAAAGACAGGGAGGTGGGTGGCTAACACAGCACTCACCTTCCCCTTTTTTGCTCGGGGTTTCTGTAACCTCAGCGGACCATTGCGGGTCAATCAGTCAACTACAATTATAAAAGGAGATTACAATGACACTATCATACGGTGACATAGTTGCTATAACTATAGCGTTAGGTGCTAGTATTATCATGATGTTTATACTAACATTTGCTAACATACATCTGCTACAAGAAAATAGATTTCTTAAGCAAAGACTACGAGCATGGCGTAAGTCATGCCAGAACCATGTGGAGGTACCGTTCTAATGGGACGCGGATTTGCAACAGACATAGCAAACATGGATGGGATAAGTATGCGTAGAGGTGTAGAGATACACCTGACTAGCAACTTCTATCCACCAGTACCAGTAAGTATGGCACAACCATGCATCGAAGCAATAGATGCATGTTGGGACAATGACAATGACCGTAGTATCCCATTACCTGATGGTGTATTCTGGCGCGGTCAGAATACTGCGCCTGCCCACGCCATAGTTGAGCAACATAAATTATATCCATGGATAGAGGAGTTAACAAATGAGTAATGTAATTACAACTGATGTTCTATTTGCAGCAGAACATTTCATCATGGTCACTACAGTAGAAACAAACTATAGCCCAGACCAGCGTGATGTAGAGAACGCAGCATGGGAACGATTGGCTGATGAGTATGGAGTAGACTGGGTTAACATGACCAAGCCATTCATCAAACAAGTATCTATTGAGGTAGTGCCTGGCACTAGCGCAGATGAGGTGAATAAGTAATGGGACTTGACATGTATCTGTACGAGAAGCAAGTACATGAGGTTGCATACTGGCGTAAGGCTAATGCAATTCATGGCTGGATTATCAACAACAGTGGGGCAGTAGATAACTGCACGCCAATACATCTAACCAAGCAAGACCTTATTCAGTTGCGAGACAACTGTCAAAAAGTATTAGATGAAGGCACAGCAGAAACAGCAATGGAACTACTGCCACCAACAGAAGGGTTCTTCTTTGGTAGCAATAACATTGACGAGTGGTACTGGGAAGACATCAAAGATACCATTGAAAAACTAAATACAGCAATAGAACAGAGCGTTGATGACGCTATGTTTGAATACCTAGCAAGTTGGTAAGGAGGTATACAAATGAGTGAGCCACAACTTGATGACCCTATCGCAACAGGAGAATCAGATGAATGCGACCAGTGTGGTTGCTTTATCTATGAGTGTGTATGCAATGAGCCTGACCGTATGTACGGAGACGAAGACTAGGAGATAGTCATGAGTGAAGTAAGAAAATGGTTAGCAATAGGTAGCACAATGTTGCTAACACTAACCACAATGCTAGGTCTACCACTTAAGCATTACTCTCAACATGTTAACAACCTATGTTATAACGAACATAAACTACCTAAAGTATGGACACCATACGCAGCAAAGATGTATGCCATTTCTTATATGAAGATGTGGTTCCCTGAATGGAATCGCAGCGAACATAAAGCACTAATGAAACTATGGGGTAAAGAATCAGCATGGCAACATGATGCGGACAACCCTAAGTCTACAGCCTACGGTATAGCACAAGTACTAGGCACTAAGCCTGGTACCCCAGCCCCGCAACAAGTTGCGCGGGGGCTGGAGTACATAGTACATAGGTACGAAAAGCCATCAATTGCCTGGGCACATTGGAGAAAACATGGCTGGTACTAAATACATAGTACAAGTAGAGATAGAAGTAGAAGCGGACAACGATGATGCTGCACTCTTCTGGGTGCAGGATGCAGTAAATATGTATGGGGCAACCATGTCTATACATAGATGGATAGACACACGACTAAACAAGGGAGAAGCAAGTGAATAAAACCATAATCAAAGAAAGAATAAAGCAAATTGAAAAACTGTCTAGTCAAGATAAGCATGGACAGTTTGAGATTGGTACACCTGAACAACAAAGTGCTGCTAGATTAGTAGAAGATTTCTATACTAACTTTGACTTGAGTAAAGAAACAAGTGAAGATGAACTATCTATCACAACAGCCGCTGTTATACTAGCACTCAAAGAT